TTGTATCCCATTTTCAGGGAACGGAACGATCCGGGATCCCGAATGTCGATGCTCTCAAGATCAGAGGCATAATCGCTCTTCAGGTTAAGGGTTTCTTTCTCAGTATCCTGGATCTTCTGTGCGATGCTCAGGTACTCCTTTTGAGAGTCGAGCAGCCGGTCGAATGCTGCCTTTGCCCGCTCGTAGGTTCCGGCGAGATCAAACCCTTTATCTCCGACGTTCAGGGGTATGGACGGGGAAGAGGTCGTTGGCGTTTCGGGACCTCCGCCACGTCCACCAGCCCCCGATTTCGGTCTGTTGGACCGGTCCGGCAGGTAATTGAGGACATTCCCCCGATTCTGCACGGCGTCAATAAATGCGAGGAACTTGCCGGAGTAGATCGTGAGGCTGTTGGTGAGTTTGTCCCAGCTCACTTTAGCCTCCTCCAGATTGTCGAGCTCCTCCTGTGACATGGTGGGGGCTTTGGCAATCTCTTTCTGTTTTGAGATGTACGTCTCCATGTACGGCAGCTGATCTTTCCAGGACCGCCCGAGAAGTGTGTTGGCGTCAGTTGCACGGCGGGCCGGATCCTTCATTTTGACAAGGGCAGCAGCAACCTCTTCATAGACCTGATCGGGGGTCTTGCCGTTGGGGTTGACGCCAAGATCGGCGAATGCTTTGGCCTGTGCACTCGTGCTGTCCTTGGCCGCAACCATGGAGAGGATCATATTGTTGATTCCGAACGAGATCCGGGAAAATTCAGTATTCGACAATACCGCGGCGTACTGCATTTTCTGGAGTTTTTCGGTACTTATCCCCGTCTGGTATGACAGATCGCGGAGTTCGTTCGCCATTGCCCCGTATTTCTGGGTCGCGGCATAGATTCCGTATCCGGTGGCGGCAATTGATATTGCCCCCAATAAATTTTGTACCGCAAGTGCAGCTCCGCTGGATGCTACCCCAAGATCTTTAGTGGATTTCGAGGTGGTGTCGATATCCTTCTGTGCCTGTTTGACGCCGGTATTCCAGCCGGCCATATCGGCAATGAACCGGACCACCAGATCCCCGAGCCTCATGAGAATACCTCCTGTAATACTGCTGCTTGTTCTGCTGCGGTCTGCGGTTTCTTCACTTCACCCGTCCGGATGAAATCTTTCGGGGTGAATTCCGGATCGTTTTTCCCGCGTGAATGAATATTTGCCATAGTTGCACAGATGAGGCCCGCCCGTTTGTTTGCCCTCAGGCCGTGGTTCTCTCGTAATATACGGAATTCCCGGGGGGTGATCCCGTAAAATTCCACCGGATTCATATCCATTTCGGCAACCGCTATCCGTTCCATTTCAAGGATGTACTCCTTCAGGATCTGCGGGGCCCCGGTTCCATCAGATCGCGTGATATCGACCCATTCATCGTTCATGAGGGCATCCGTGATCCGTTTCCAGAACCCCATGAGGACGATCGGATCGTACACTGCACCCTCCCTGATGAGCATACATCCGGCATCCTCGTAGGTAGTCGCGTCGTGCTGCAGGCCGGCCCATAAAAGGAGGTGGCATGTCTGGACATCCGCTTCCCTGTCGAAAACCGAAAGGAACCCGTCCGGCAGTACCTGATCGATATCCTCAATTGCTGCGATCGGGTACCGGAGGTGATGGATTTTCCCCCCGATAACGACAAGAACGGATCTCACGTCAGCCTCTCCTTTACGTGGTGCTCGATACCGGGCCGGTTGGTTTGCCCTTGATCCGCATATCGAACGAGAACCCGATCTTACCTCCGTCGACACTCATGTCCCCGAGGCCGTAATTCGTGACAACGGAGTCCCCGTAATAGGTGTTGTTCGAGGAGGTGCCGGCCATGACAATCTTCCACCCGCACCGGGTCCCGTTATCCATTGCCTCCTGGAGAAGGGAGTTCAGGTGCGTGCTGGTGCTCAGGTAATTACCCTGCATACTCAGCGCCGCCATCCGGACCGGGCCGGACAGCATCACGTCCTCGTAACCGTCCGTGCTGTTCATATCGGTAATGTCGGTGACATTCCTGCTTTTCTTGACCCCGGAGATACTGGTGATCCCCGCGATCGCCGTTGTCAGCGTTCCCGAGCTCCCTGCTGATGACCAGTAGAGAATTGAGGGGAACTGATCCCGTGCGTTGGTAAGTGACATGTCGATTGTTCCTCCTTTTACGTCGTGTTAATGTACTCAACCTGGAAATTGGTGACGAACTGCCCGCGGCCATGCTCGTCCCGTCCCAGGTATTCCGGCTCGTTCAGCGCCTCGATCCTCACATACTGGCGGGCGATTGCCGTTGTGGGCAGGCCGAGGTTGGTGACGTGATCGAGCCGTGTTCTGATATCGATACTCTTCTGGTGCCCCCCATCTGCCGAGGTGGACCGGACAATTACGTTCAGCCGGGGTTTTCGGTAGTTGCCGCCGTCCATCTGGTACTCAGGTGCGATCCCGGCATACGGGTAGAGAACGATCAGAGATGCGGTTGACCCCGGCAGGTTGTTGCAGTAGATATCCCGGGTTTGCGTACTTGTCGGAGAGAAGACCCCGATCGAGGTTGTTGAGTCCTCGAGGTACTGGGCCAGGTCTTCGATCCATGTGGTCATTGTGTAAACCTCGAATCCACCATAGCAATGAACCGCAGGATCTCTTTAGTCTCCAGCGGATCATATCCTTCGTGCGTAAGACGGGAATTTACAGATTTGATGTACGTATCCGCGAACTTCCGGGCATCTTCCGGGCTCTGCACGAACTCCAAAAGGGTAAGGACTTCCGACGCTGTTTGGAACTCGTAGAGGTTGATCATTTTAAATCCGTATCCTCGTAAGCCCGCCTTTTGTCTGACCTCTAATGCCTTTTGGTTTGGGGCTTCGTTTCGCCTTTGGCATTTTACCTGACATCATCTTTGCGAATTGTCCGCGACTCTGGCGATTCATGCGAGTGCGTACAACCGATGTCGCACCCCCTCCGCGCCTGCCTTGCCCCGGCCTTGGTCCTGATCCTGGTCCTCCCATGATTAATTACCTCCTGTGATAGTTTTCATTATTCTCCTCCTGTACGCCCCTTCATCCATTCGGCAAACTCTTTTTCAGATGTTACTAATGGATGACTCATACGAGACACGGCCCTTCGATAATCTCTTAGTGCCAGACGTGGACTGAGGAAGTGCATCCGCTCATTAACTCCCTGCAAGATAAGCTCCATCCGCTTGACAATCGCCGGGGCAATGCGGGGAATGCGCCGGTTAATAGGATCTTCAAGAAACTTCCATTTCGTAGGCCAAATATGATTATATTCAGGGGTTTCGTGTTGGACCGTGGCATATGGGACTGCGTACGAGGCGTAGACGGCAAACCCGTTGCCCTCATTCACCGGACCCTCGACAAGAGCGGTATCCCTCATGTGCGGGGTTCCGTCCGAGTGCGGGTTGTCGTAATCATACGGGCACTCTGCCTGTGATTCCATCATTGCGTCCTCGAACTCTTCCCGGACCGCTTGCCCGAACTCTGCCGGGGCCCGCTCGTAGAGATTGCGGAGATTGGCCCGGATCTGTTCAAGACCCTTAACCTCTATGGTGAGCGGTTGCGCCGGCATCAGTTGCCCCCTCCGGGAAACCTGCTGCCAAACCATCCCGCAACGAATGAAATCACCGAAGCGAGCCCGATCACTTTCCAGAAACTTCCTTCGAGATTCCTGATGCGGGTTTCGTGGTCGTCCTTGCATGATACAAGGGTGTCGAGCTTCTGATTCATCTGGATCAGGAGTTCCCGGTCCGTTGCTGGATCGTCCGCGCTCACGTGTAGACCTCCGTGAGAACGTTGGTGCCGTCGAATCCCGGCGTTTTGTTCACAGCGAGGATGACCGGCTGCGTCCCGTCCGGGAGAGTGATCTTGGATTCCGGATTCACCGAAACGGAGCCGGGCATCATGATCTGGCACGCGCTGACAACCTGTTTGCCTTGCCTGTCGAGAACAACACGATTCTTCTGGAAGATAATCGCGTTGTAGCTGGTGCTGGTTCCGGTACTCGGGTTCCCGAACGCATCATACGCCCCGGGGGTCTCAATGGTGACGACCTGCTTTGCACACTGTTCCAGCAGGCTCATTTGAACACCGGCCTGCGGAATCGCTTGAGGATCCCGGCTGCTGATGGGGGGACACCAACCTGTACATAACTCCGTGAGAGCGGCCCGACTGATTCTGAGGCTACACCCACGGGATTGTTGATCCATGCGTTGATGATCTGGGAGATCCCCGCCTGTGCCGGTTTCCTGTTGCCGGAAAGGTCGATGTATGCGAAATCGACAAGGACGCTGCCGCCGGTGCTTGTGCCGTTGGTGGAAGCTGCAAGGGTGTAGAGATACCCGTTCTCGTAATCCACCTCGTAATCCCGGTCCTCTTCGTATACTGTGCCCTCATCGGTTGACATGACCCGGACTGTATCGCGGGAAATCCACTGAAACGGAGCGGCCTGTGTGCTGGTGTAGGTGCTGGACCCGCTGACGTTGGTGATGAGCGCGGGGGCGGTTGACGTGGCGTTCAGGGAAACGAGATAGTCGTCCCGGTGATAGAGATACTTTGACAGTCCGAAATTACAGTACTCATCTGCGAAGGCTGCGGAAGGGTAGAGGAGAGCCCCGATCTGTGCATCATTATTTGTCGTGGTGATGCCGAGGATCCCTTTTACGTCCGATATTGCCATTGCCGCGCCCATTGCTTACCTCCTAACGAATGAATTTCGTGTCGTTGTTCGACCAGACCCGGGTGAGGTCGGAAACCGTCCCCATCTGGGCCTCACAGTGATGGATGAGCCGCTCAATCTCCGCTTTCTGCTGAAGGTATGCCTGCATTCTTACCTGCGCATCCACGGCGATCTTTTTCATCTTCTCCTCAAACGCCCGCTGCGCTCTCTCCTCGTAGGCATACAGGAACGCGGAATGGCATAGGTCTGAAGCGTCCGGGATGTACACCTTAACTCCCATCCCCTCGGCAATCCCGATCCAGTACTCACAGCTGGGCCGTTGGGCGATGTACTCATCACCTACCGCCATATCGACGCCGTAAATCTGGATTTCATCCCACTGGTGCCCGGTGACGAGCCCTTCATACAGGGCAAAGGCGAGCATGTAGGAGATCGAGTTCGTGAAGTACCGGGCCCCGGCAAGACCCCGGGCCTTGAACGTTGCCAGCATCTCTTCGAGGGGGAACCGTACCGACGTTGGAACGCCCGGATTCACATCCTGCATGTACACCGGGCATTTCAGTTTCGACAGGCCGGAGATCCCCATGTGATCGAGGGCGGTTTCCGGGATGTTGGTTTTCCGTGCGGCGTTTGAGGTCCGACCGGCAACGACATCCGTTTCGATGTTCTCAACGGTGTGGATATCGAACCAACGGGTATACCGGGGGATAGCGCGGTGCAGGTCGTTCAGGCCCCATATTTCCCACGTCGGATCGGCAAATGGGGCTTGGTCGCGGGTGGGGGCAAAACCAACAATGGCAAGGCGTTTCTTGATGCCCTGCGTTTTCACTGTTCCCTCGCACTGTTTGGCGATGGACAGCCATGCGGGTTCCGGAATGGGATCCTGAGAAGAGGGGGTGGTCGGTACTTCGGTATTCTGTGCTGATACTTCGGGGGACATTACGGTCTCATCCATATTATCGGTCGGGAAAAATGGGGTTGTCACCCGTGAGATTACGGGAGTTCAAATGCCTGGATGTTGCACGCGGCGAAGTGGACGCCGGTGCTGTCGAGGAAGTCGCTGCCGGTTGCAGTTGAGAGGTCGAAGACGCATTCGAGGAACGGCTGCTTGGCGTCGATGCCGTTGCTGGATGCGGCCATAACATGACCATACCGGGCAGATTCGAAGGGTCCGAAGGTGACCATTGCTATCTGTGCTGTGGTCAGTTCAACCGAGGAGGTGCTTTCGATGGTCTTCCACCCGCTTGCCGCGGTTGAAGTGCCGATCCCTGTGCCGGGCGCCCGCCACGCGACCTTATCGGTGCTCGGGGGGTTGCGGAGGTGGATTGCCGGGTACCCGATAGTGGAATTCTCGAGGTACGTGGCAACGATGACCATCTTGCCATCGGGCCTGTTGAATGGGATCCGGACAACATCGCCCGCGGTGGAGAGCCGAATCCCCCCGGGGAACGAGGCCGCCCGCATCATCGCGGTTGATCCGGCAATGTTTGTGGTCTGGGTGATCACCCGGTTCTGATAGAGCAGGATCGGGTCCAGTTCGGTAGTAGTAGCTGCCATGATTACGTGCTCCTGGTCTCGATGCACACGAGACCTTTGGGTTTGACGACCTTCCCGCCGTACACGTGGAGACCCTTCACAGCATCGGCAAAACTGTTCTCAGGCCGGTATGCCTCGGTTTTCACGATCTGGTCAGCAAAGGTGATCGCTTCCGGTGTACCGAACAGACATTCGTGGACCGGGTTCGAGGCAGTGTGGGTGCTGCCGGTGGCAAGGTTGTTCGACATGTAAATGTCGAAGTTCATGTACCGACCGATGAAACCGTTGACAAAGAGATCTGCGTTGAGACCATTCGTGAGCATCACATTCTGTTTCACGAGTTGGGCTTTGACATACGGAGACAGGTATGCTTTGCGACCGTTCTGCGGGCAGTTCATCTCATTGAGGAGCTGGTCCGCCCGCCCGAACATTGTCAGAATACCGTAGTCGGTGCTTGCGAGTGTGATCGTCTGGTATGTCGATGCCCCGGCCTGGGTGTACAGGTTTGCGATGAACGTGTCCGCACTCTCCGCCATTGCCTGAGCTGCATTGGTCATGCCACCACCGAGAATGTTGCCCTTGGCCTGTACCGCGTCAATGTCGTCAACTGAGAAGTTGAAGTAATCCGCTTGGTCGATGACTAGCGTGGTCTGTGCATCAGTGAGCCGTTCAACTGTGAGGTCGGATGTGCTGTTCTTGGTGTATGCTCGAACAGTGACCGGCCCGACCATATTGATCTTAACCGCATCTCCCTGTCCGGTGATCTCGCCTTCGTAGTTACGATTACAGAGGCCGCCGAGGATGGTGGCTTTCTGGAAATCGGTGAAAACCTGCCCCGACCAGATCGTCGGGATAAAGTTATTAACTGTCAATTTTTATCCTCCTTTTTTTCAGTTCTTGATCCTGCCTTCACGCATTGCAGCCGTAAGGTCTGCCATAACGGTTTCCCGTTCTTTCTGGGGGACGTTTGGGAGCTGTACGCGCTTTGCTTCGGCTTCGGCCTCGGCCCGGGTATAGATCTTGCCCT